ACAGGAAGCTTCAAAACTCGGTTTCAAATCTTGGGGAGCATATCTACGACACGTTATTGATTTTCACGTTATCACATTTCATCCAGAACTATTTCAAAATGAGCATACTGCAAAAACTCGGTCTAACTAAGGAGTCCATCTCAAAGTTGCTTGGAATCCACCAGACAGTGGATCGTCCAAAGCGTAAGCTAAAGCCAAAGCTGGGTCGTCCAGCCGGTCGCCACATTGACCAGTCAGTCGTCGATGCGGTGCGTAAAGCGTCAGACACTTACACGCTCAAAGAACTCTCTAAGCGTTACAACGTGTCCGAGTATTGGGTTTGGAGCGTTCGACATGGTAAATTGCGAGTAAAGTAACCATATCTCACGATTATCAACGCGAGTGTGTCTTGATTAAGCCGTCATTCTATGATTATTGCCAATTGTGAACATCACAAAGAGCCAACGTCGAGTCATGGCGATTGGTTGCAGTCATGGAAACCGAGCCAATCAAGATGCACTCGCTGCGGTGCTGCTGTTCCGAGAGAAGTTCAAACCCGACGAAGTAATCCATCTCGGGGACGCTTACGATCTTGCCGCATTGCGGTCTGGTTCACTCCGAGACCAAAACGACTCGGATCAAGCCGATGATTATCTGGACGATATTCAAGAAGGAGCAAAGTTCCTTAATGAGTTACGTCCTACTGTGTTCACAATGGGAAATCACGATGAACGCGCTAAGAAATATCTTAATCACCATAACGCTGTTGTAAGAGGATTCGCCGAAGCTGTATGGGAACGAATGCTAAAACCAATTGAGAAACACTGTCATACATTTATCAAATACAATGACGGACTTGATCGCTCGTTCTATCGGTTGGGCGGATTTCAATGGGGACATGGAGTCCTGTTCGGTGAGAACTTCTTGCGTGACTCCGCTGAAACATTTGGTAACTGCGTTGTGGCTCATGCTCACAGAGCGGGTCAAGCGACTGGTCGCACTCAATCAAATCCGATTGGCTTTTGTGTTGGAACGCTTGCAGACATTCCTGCGATGGATTACGCGAGCAAACGACGATCAACCCTAGCTTGGTCCCACGGGATTGTTTTTGGGGAATACACCGACAACTCAGCACAACTCTACCTTCACCAATGGCCACAAAACGAACAGAAATGGACTCTGCCGAGCTTTTAAGACAGCTTAGGCTTGCAATAGCAAATCAACCCGAAGCGGTCCCAGAAGGGTTTAAGACCTCCGCCCAATGGGCTGATGAGTGGAAGATTACCAATAACGCTGCGGGAATTGTACTCTGCAAATCAGTCAAAAACGGATTGATAGAGTCCAAAAAGTTTCGCGTAATGTCTGGATCTCGCGGTGTTTATCCCGTCGTGCATTACCGCCTAAAACAATGAAATATAGATCTAAGACAAATCAGAATCTGACCGTGGAGTACATCTCCGAAGCGCAATTGCGTATCGGTGAAACCAAACGGCTTTGCGTAGTCTATGAGCGGGAAGGATACTTCTACGTTCGCCCAAAAGCCGAGTTCTACGACAAATTTTTTCTGGACGAAGGTCCAAAGCCGAGGTAGGAGTAAGGAGTCAGCGCAAGCCCTAGGAAGCGAGCGATGACATCCAAAAGATAATCCATGTTCAACCAATTTCCCCCGTCCGTATCGTGTAACGTCGCGTTGATTATCCGCGAGTTCCTAGCACGATGCGTGACGGGGTTTTCTTTGGAGAATACATGAATGAGTTGGCACTTTTTGCAGGAGCGGGAGGAGGGATATTGGGCGGATCACAACTTGGATGGCGCACCAGATGCGCTGTTGAGATTGATCCCTACGCTAGACAATGCCTATTGGCGCGACAGAGAGACGGAGTACTGGAACCGTTCCCCATCTGGGACGATATCAAGACCTTTAGCGGTTACCAGTGGAGAGGCTCCATTGGCATCGTCACCGGAGGATTTCCCTGCCAAGACATATCCTCCGCTGGACGGGGGGGGGGGATTTCCGGTGAGAAAAGCGGATTATGGAAGCAAATGGCGCGAATTGTCGGTGAGGTACGACCTCGGTTTGTCTTTGTGGAAAACTCACCGCTGCTTGTGGTCCGAGGTCTTGGAACCGTTATCGGTGACCTTTCCTCGATGGGGTATGATTCTCGGTGGGGTATTGTGGGAGCGCGTCACGCAGGAGCCAATCACCAGCGGGACAGAATTTGGATCGTTGGAAAAATGGCCGACACCAAGAAGCTGCTCTGCGATGGCAGCAATGATAACTCCAGAGTCAGCTTGGAACGAAAAAAGAGAGCCGAATTTGGAGACAGTAGTTGGGAGGAGACTTTGGCCGACTCCAACAGCGCACAACGCAAAGGAGGGAAACTATCCTGCGGAGAGAACGCGAAAGACACCAACACTTGCTTCTCTAGTTGGTGGAAAGCTGAACCCAACGTGGGTCGAGTGGTTAATGGGCTGGCCGTTAGGCTGGACAGATCTCAATCCAATCAAGATGGAGGAACTGCTCCGGTGGAAAATAGCATTCCAGACAGACCAAAAAGGCTGCGAGCAATCGGAAACGGACAAGTCCCTGCCGCAATGATGATTGCTTGGAAAACCCTAACCGAAGACCTATGAACGAAGACAAGAAAACCCGTAAGGCTCCAGCCTTTCAGTTCTATGCCGATGATTTCTTGGCTGGAACGTCAGATATGAGCGCGGAGGAGGTAGGCGGATACATCCGGTTGCTATGCCATCAATGGACCAAAGGCGGAATTCCGAATGATCCAGACCGCGCTGGACGCATGGCAACCCTATTGGGGTCGCCATCGCTTGGCTATGTTCTGGCTAAGTTCTCGCTATGTGATGATGGGATGCTTCGGAACGAAAGATTGGAGCAAGTAAGGGCTGAACAGGAGGCTTACAAGCTCCGACAAGCTTCATCTGGTCGCAATGGAGCCGAAAAGAGGTGGTCTAAATGGCAAAAGGATGGCGACCCTAATGGCGACCCTAATGGGGTCGCTATAGCAACCCCAATGGCAACCCCAATGGCGAAACGATGGCCGGAAGATAGCTCTCCATCTCCTACTCCTAATAAGAAAGATACAGCGGCTCCAAAGTCGCCGTGGGATGTTGGCTTCGGTGTTGAGTTACCAAACAGCTTTCAGACAGAGAACTGTCTTCAAGCCGTCAAGCTCTGGCTTCAGTACAAATCGGAGCGTAAAGAGGGATACAAGAAGACCGGACTTACGGCAGCACTGACCAAGTGGTCCAAAGAGTTCACCGCTGCGGAGTTTCCAAGTGTTGTTCAGCATTCAATCGCTTCAGGTTGGAAAGGGATTTTCCCGAAGTCTAACCAGCAACAATCCCTTCCAATCCAATCTGGACCCAAGAAGGAAATCGACTGGAGGGATTCGCTGTGAACGACGCTTTCTTCGCTCAAGACGATGAGTTTGGACTCATCGGAGCTTGTCTCACTGGATCAATCGACACTTGTTCCGACGCTTTCGCTGATGTCAAAAGCGAGTGGATCGAGACCGATTCACTCCGCGATACCTACGAGACAATTCGCTCGCTGGTCGCACAGAACCGCACTCCTACGATCCAAGAGCTTGGGAAGGAGTGGAAGAAGCTTAACGGCAACCAGCCAATCCCGTTTGAAGACTGGAACCGAGCGATGGAAGTCTGTCCATCACCAGCCAACCTCCCGAGCTATGCTAAGGGAATCATCGAAGCCGCTCACCGTCGCCAGCTACGGGCCGCTGGAGACCGTCTAATCCGCGAGTCCGCTGTCACCACCCTCCAGCCGGATCAAATCGTCTCTAATGCCGAAGCAGGACTCAGCATTGAGCTATCCCGTGAGACACTCTCAACCTCAAAGCAAGTTGGAGGATCGTTTATCGACCAGATGCAGGAAAGGTTCTCTCGCAAAGGTGCATTGAGTGGGGTCACCACTGGCTTCCATTGGTTGGACAAAATGACTGACGGTCTCCAGTACCGAGAGATGGCAATCATTGCAGCTAGACCTTCGATTGGTAAGACAGCCATAGCCATAGCCATAGCTGAAGCCGCAGCGGTAAGAGCCAAAGTCCCGACGCTGTTCATCTCGCTTGAGATGTCGAAGGAAGCGATCTTCCGTCGTTCTGTCGCATCCATTGGAAGTGTCTCCATGCAGAACTTGAAGAGCGGAAACCTAACCGAGGGGGATATGCGCTCGATGAGTACCGCAACCAGCAAGATCTCAGCGGCTCCGTTGTGGTTCTTAGATGGATCAAGCTCTCAGAGCATTGCATCCATCACAGCAAACGTCCGTCGAGCGGTTAGAAAGCATGGAGTCAAGCTGGTGATCGTGGATTACCTACAGAAGATCAAAGCTGCCGACAAAGCCGAAAAGCGCACCTATGAGGTCGCAGAGGTCAGCGGTAAGCTTAAAGACATTGCGGTCCAGACCGGAGTTGCAATGTTGTGTTTGGCTCAATTGAACCGCGAGAACGAGAAGGATAAGGGGAGGCAACCAAGACTCACCGATCTAGCCGACTCCGGTCAAATCGAGCGAGATGCCGATCTAGTCATGCTCTTAGATCGAGACCGTAGAGAAGCCAAAGGCGAAGCGTCCATCGTGGTCGCCAAACAGCGCGACGGTGAGTGTGGCATCGTGAAACTCCACTACAACGGAGAGTTTTGCCGATTCTCTGACGCAGACTTC